TTATTGCTTCTGCAAACTTATATGTTATGTTTACATTATACATACGGATATCCTAAGAACCAAACTGCTTTCCTAATCATACTCTATTACCTTTCTTATCCGTATTCGTTAAAACGAGTCCATAATTGTTGTCGGATTTCGTGATAGTGGCCAATCCTTTCTTAAACTTTAATTCGTTTTTCTTAAATGGACCATAGTCACAAAAATGATGCCATCTTCTATATTTCCACACAATACGACAAACATCTGGGTGCATATCCACCAACATTTGGCTCTTTTTAATAGTGCCCTCAGCGTTCCATCCAGTCTCTTGAAACTCTTCATTATCCGTAGCTTGAACGTGGTAGAATTCTTCCGTGTTACCACCCTTTACGGTTTGGTTCGCACATTTACCTTGAAGAAAATGATTGAACTGAATTGTACAATCTCCATCTTTCAGGATGCGTAACGATAAATCTGTATCTTCGTTATAGCGACCTCTCCATCTATGGATTCCTGAATTCTTAATAAGATTACAAGAGTATATTCGTGTGTTCTTTACAAACGCTGGATACTTCTGATTAGGAGCAATAAAGAATCGATACTGTAGTCCAGACATTTGGACGTTTTCGTATCTATCGCAAAAATCTTCGCACGACCTGAACAATGCACCATTTTCAACACGGTATCTAAAGTTTTCTTGAAGCCTATAAAAATCTGCAATGTTATCATCCATTACCCAATGCCACTCTTCATCTAGGACATCTTTTGAATGATCCCAACACCAGTTTCTTGCTCGTCCAGGTCCGTCTCCGTGATTAGCAAAAGGGAGTAGCAGAAGTTTAGCATACGGCCGAAGTTTAAATTTATCAAGGGCTTTTTCGTATGGTTCTTCGTCTTGAGGCTCAATAGCAATATAGTGATAAATCTTCATCCGAGATAAACTTTTTGAAGTTATCATACTCTCTGCACGTCCTTTGGATATAATATACAAAGGATATTGAGGATAGTTTTCGGGGGCTCCTGTCATTTGCTTTCCTTTAAAAGAACGATTCTAAAGAACTTCCTAATGGTTTATAAACTTTCTTCCAATATTTAACATTTTTCATTTTCCCATCTTTCTCAAATATCTTTACGCCGTGTGGATATTTCTCTTGTATATATCTCATTGCTTTATAATGTTCTTCACTCTGATAAAAATTCTTGGGTTTCTTCTCTTTCTTATCATACATATCAGTCCACACTATCCGAGAATCTTGAAGATCCTTATCAACCATACTCCTGTTGTCGTACATCCACTCTGTTGATTTCCGAGTATTTATTCCTCGAGAGAGGGCTTCGTAAAGAAAAAGGACATCTTCTGCAATACGTAATGAGGTAATATCCATATCATCAATCACTTTTGACAACATTCTTCCATCATAGAATATATAGGAATATATATCTTTTGTGTCTTCATATTCGTTGTTTGCTGGTGGTGTACCCGAATCAGAAAGTCCTACTACTCCTATATCCTTTTCATCAAACCATTTATCCACGGTTTCGTACATTGAAATAATTTCTTCTTCTGTTGCTGGGCGTTTAGACTTTTCCATATTCGACTTTCCAGTCCAATACTTTGCGTTCCGTCGTTTGATTATAATGTCATCATCTGCGACACAATATTTAATCGCACCTGCGTGTTTATGAATAAACAATCGTGTCTCCGCTAATTGAGTCCAAGTACCTACTAATTGTGTGGGTATTACAAGATATTCGCAGGGATATTTATAGAGGAGACGTTCACCTGGCTCAACAACCATAATGACTCTCTCCTTCAATTCATCAGGAAGATTGTCAAATGTAATTTGATTGTCGGTCCGTCTAACTGTTGGAATGTAGATGCGTTCAATCATTCTCTTCTTCCATCCAGCGGAGCAGGGAATTTGCTGTTACATCTAGGTGGGGATGCCAAGCGGACTTGGTCTTTTCGGTAAGTCTTTGACCTATCTTTTTCTGGAAATCTTCGTAGTCTTCCTTTGTCCTGAAAGACATAATAACTTGTTTATAGGCTTTCTTCTCTTCTTGGGTGAAAGCTGGCATATTCTTCCAGTGTTTTCTCCACTGTTCGATATCTGCTTCTTCGTTGATACCATCTTCGCCATCTTCCATAAAAGAACCAAGGGAAGTCGGCAAACTTTCGTCTGAGACTTCCCCTAGGTAATTGTCATAATCTGCTGACTCTTTCACTTCAACTTTTAGCTTTTTTACCATAATATACTTTCATTATTAAATTATAATAGTTGTATTATACACAAACTTTAGATAATTGTCAAGTCTTTTTTTGATGGAGGCTCCGATCGGGATCGAACCGACATACGAGGTTTTGCAGACCCCTGCCTAACCATTCGGCCACAGAGCCGTCACATAATTGCGGTATAATACGAACCTTTCTCCCATATATTTAGTTCGTGTGCCCTACGGACCATAAGTCCTCTATTATGCTTTCCGCCGGCACATACGAACCCTCTCCTGGGATCGAATGCTTGTATTTTAAACTCAACAATATCTCCTCTATTTAGTGCTTTAAGAGCCGCTGATGTTTTAAACGCATATGGTCCTACATTATACACCAACGAAACTAATGCATTTCTCTGGTGTTTTGTTAACTCATAGCGTACATATCGCTCGACTACTTTATTGCTTGCGTACAAATGGAGAAACATAATCTTTTCTGCTTCCTGCAGAGTATTTACTTTAAAATGCTTCGATCTAGTTCCATATCCTTTTGCGATATAACCGTAATCTTTGTATGCGACCAATTTTGTCTTACCGTTCGCTAACGGGTGATTTTCTATAGATTTAATAAATGCAGTAAGATCAGAGTCTGGTCTCCATTGATTCATTACCGGTGTATACTCTATAATACTTTCTTCCTTGACTACCTTTTTTTCTAATGGTATAATCAACGAAACTTTGACAGTCTGTCCTCGATCAGGACAAGGTGCTGAGGCTGTCGCAGGTAGAATTAGAGTGTATAGTATTGTTAAAAACAATATTATTTTAATTGTCATATATTTCCTTATGAAAGTTAACTTCCACCGAACTAGGTGAAAAGCTCATTTCATTACAATAATCGTGTATCCATTCACTTCGATTTTTGCATAATAATATTCCTCCTGTAGATAAAGTTTTAGATATAAAAAGAGGTGATTCGACACCCTGTAAATATATATCAGTATTTTAAATGAGAGATCGGACTACGAGATATCGCAGTTGTGCTGTGGGGTATTTTTCATAATTGCTCCTTTTTTTCTTTATAGTTAAGTTGCTTTTTGAATCGTAATAGTATTTATACTCATTTTAACTAATTCCATAATACGGTTTTACTTTCTTCTGTTGCCTCATCTCTTGCTTTTTCTCGCAATTGTCTCATTGCTTCTAATTCTGCCATCTTTGCAATTTCTTCCATATGAGATCGTACAAGTTTTTCTTCATCATATGGTTTATTTTGTCTAAGAGATATAGCAAGTGCTATTGCTTCTTGTGGAGAATCTAACCATTCAGATTCCCAAATGCCTGTGACGACACTATCCCGGGAGAATCCTTCCGGTGCAGAGACAGTACCTGTTGGATCTGATACCCACCAGAGATGTAACGTTCCAATAAAACCAACATCATCACCTGCATCGAATCCTTGAATAATGTGTGTTATTCCCATAGATTTTAAGAAGGGAAATTTCGGATCTTTATAGAATTTGTAACGGAATTGCAATTCCATTCCCTTACGCAATTCTTGTAGTTCGTTATAATCTATTGATGGCCCGTGTCTAAACTTCATAGCACTTGGAGACGGTTACCTTCTCGACTTTCAATCTCGTTCCATACCGCAGTATATCCTAATTGTAGCCATTTCTCTTTCCCATATGCTTCGACTTCGTGTGGGGAACAATAATATTCATCTTCATTTTCCCAACCCACCTTCTCACTCTTCCAACATAATGCACCTCTTTTAAAGGTCAATTCACCCATTATATACTGTTTGATGTGTACCATCTCGTGTCCAAGCGTTCTGAGTATCTTGGAGACCCATTCGGAATAAGCTAATTCCCTTCCCCAATCATCTTTTTCTAGTCGATATGGATCAATGATAATCTTAAAATTTTTTGGATTTTTAATTCTGGTATCATCCTCAATCATTGCTTCGCCCTCATAAGCATAATGTTTGAGGTGCAATTTAATTGAGGTATTTTTCATTCTCCGGGGAAATAATTTCACGGCGGAAAATTGCAACATCCCATACAAAGCAAGTCTAATCTTCCCATCAATACATTTGGCGTGAATTATCGTTTTCATATTACTATTTAGTTAAATACGAAAAAGCCCCATATCAGCCTAGAGGATCTAGAATCACTACTACTGAATTATGGGGCTCTCACTCTCCAACTGAGGTGTGAAGATATTACCATTTAGGTGGCGACTGAGGCTCGTGTACTTTAGGAAGATTCTGCTTCCTCACAACGTAATCTCTAGTCTGGGAGGCTTGTTCCCTCCCTCTGATCCCTGATACTTATCTCATCGCCGTCACATCGGCCGTCTACGTTTGAACCCTGCGTTTTACAATTGTCCCTTAGTCGAACAACACCGCATCAAAACTCTGTAGGTGACTAGCGGGGAGCAATCAGAGAATCGCTTGCTCCCTATTTTTTTTGGTCCGTATTCTCAGAACATTTTCGCTTTCGTTGGTTGTGAATCTTTTTTCATTCTCTAGTTATATTATATCAAAACTGGATGAAATTGTCAAGTCTTTTATGCAAATTTATGAGAAGTTATTTCTGTAACAATGTTTGTATCGTTAAACATCCGATGTGATACTGCAAGTTTAGATTCTTTCATACTCCAAAGTCTTGCCCTTTCTACAGTCTCAAAAAGTTCTGATTTGTGGAGTTTGTCTTTGATAATCAATTTTGCTTTCCAATAGGTCATAATATCTTCTCTTTAGGGTTAATCTTTTTTCATTCTCTACTACTATGGTATCAAATCCAGCAGAAAATGTCAAGTCTTTTTTTTATTTATTTGACCTTTTTTATTCTCTCTCCATTATATAAATAGTTCTTTACCCCACATCGAAGGAGAATTTTATGAGATTATGGAAAAGTATAGTTATGATGTGTTTGGCGGTATTGATAGTCGGTTGTAATTATCAGATTGTACCCATTGCACCTGTTGTTCCTGAGCCCGAAAAGGCAAGATTTATGGGCGATTATGAGACACTTGAAATGCGAAAAATTTGGGCATATTGCTTTCAATCTACTGCGGCCAGAAATCCATTCTTCCCACAGCCTATAATTGGAAGTATGTGTGACTGTTATGTTGATCAATTAAGGGAAAGTCACAAACAATCCGATTTAGCAAAATTGTCTAAAGAGGAAAATGAGAGAATGGCTAAACTGTTAATATTAAAATGTAACCCTAAAAAACCTGGCGCAAGCGTCAATACAAAATGGATGTGATATGGCTAAAAAAGAAACTGTTAAAGGAGAACTTCTAGAATTAGTGGCGCCAAACGTAGGGGTTTCAGAACCCGACCTCCAGAGACGGCTTCATTTTTGTGCAAGATTTTTGATCACGTTATGTCAATTTTGCTTGCTGGTTCTAATGCTGATTTTGTTGTTCTATACAATGGTACCTGACAGTTCAAGGGATCTAGTTTCAGCAATAACTGGAATGCTGGTTATTAGTCAGAAAGATGCAGTCCAATATTGGTTCTCCGCAAATCATCATACGGATAAATCGTGAAACCTGATACAAAGCAATTTTTCAAGAAGTTCATAGGAGGACTCATTATTTTAGGACTTGCTATAGTTATGCTTCTCTTTTTTGTTAAGGGAGTGAGGGCTCACGACAATATGTCCCAGAAATATTATGACAATAGAGAGTTTGATGGGAATTATCCAGCGGCAGATATTAGAGAACTATGGCAATTATGTAGTATGAATTTCCAGACTAAACATCCAGCCTTACCTCAACATTTGAGATGGAAAGTATGTGACTGTTATGTGGATGTTATAAGACGGATGATGACTCCCGTTGAGTCGAAAAATTCAACACCAGAACAAGCTAAAGAATTAACAGCAAGATTAATCAATCAATGTAATACAATGTTGGATACTCCAATGGATCCAAGTAAACTGACTAATCTCGAAATCCCTCACCTTTTAGGAAATGATTGATTCTGTGGAGTATGACATTATAAAACAACTTCAGCAGATTATCCTCAGAGTAAGTCCCGTTATCAACTAATAATACATATTTTGGTTTCATAATTTCCTTTGTATTGGAGTTCTCCACTCTCTCATTTTCATTTTCTTAGATTGCAGACGTGGAATGGACTTTATATCTACATCTTCCTTATTGGCTCCTGGTTCAAGAGGTTCTTCTGCCACTTTTTTTGCGATTCTTTCAATCATAGTCAAACTTGGTATATTAAATTCTTCATTAATGCTGTAAAAATCCATCTTGTTGGTCCAGTCGAATCCCAAAAAAGCCGGAGCGGCGTGAAGCATAGGTTCAGCAAACGGTTCTTCAGCCACTTTTTTT